ACGATCAACGTGCAGGGCCGGGATAAGGTTGCCGACCTGGTGGATTGCAGCGCCGTGCACGCGCCGGATGAATGGAAAAACATCGACCTGCTCAAGTTTGCGCAGATCCTTGCGGCTCCATTCGGCGTGACGGTAAAGGCGGATATAGCCGTTGGTGAGCCATTCCAGATCTGCAAGCTTCAACAGGGCGAAACAGCCTTCAAAGCGATCGAGCGCTACGCCCGGCAGCGTAAGGCACTGTTAATGCCCGACGGCGCTGGCGGGTTGTTGATCACCCGTGCTGGCGTTCGGCGCGCCACAACTGCGTTGGTGCAGGGTGAAAACATCCTCAGTGCCAGCGGCACCATTGATCACAGCCAGCGGTTCAGCAACTACCAGGTGAAAGGTCAGGCAAGTTACAGCCCCGACAGCACCGGAGAAACCGAGGCTCACATCGAAGGCAGCGTTACCGACAGCGGTATTAAACGTTATCGACCAATGCTACTGGTCGCCGAGATCGGTGGCACATCCGCGAGCCTGCTCGATCGCGCTACCTGGGAGGCCAATAGCCGCATCGGCAAGTCTGCGGCTGCCAGCGTTTCGGTCTTTGGCTGGCGCCAAAGCCCGGGCGGTGCGCTGTGGGAGCCTGGTTTGCTGGTCTACGTCCGCTCATCCTGGCTTCGCATGGATGGGTGGATGCTGATTCGCCAGGTGACCTACGAGCGCGGTGAAGGCGGAACCACGGCCAAGCTTGAGATCGTCAGCCCGCAGGCCTTCGACCCTGAGCCACCAGACGGTAAGAAAGCAAAAAAAACGAAGGCCGGCAAAAAGGGTCAGCGCAACATTTGGGCCGAGGCCATTGGGGAAGAGGATCCGCCGAAATGAAGGAAGTAATCCGCGAGATCGGCAGCCGCGTAATGATGATGTTTTCCCGCGGGGTGCTACGGGGCGTCAATGATTCCGGCCCCAGGCAACAGGTGCAGGTTGAGCTGCTTAAGGATGAACTACGCGACGGCCTTGAACACATGCAGAACTACGGCTTCACCAGCCACCCTCTTGGCGGCGATGTTGCGGTCGCTTTTCTGGGTGGCAACCGGGAGCAGGGGATTGTCCTGGTGGTCGATGACCGCCGGTACCGCATCCCCTTGCTTGCCGGTGAGGTGGCCATCTACGACGACTTGGGCAACAAGGTCGAGTTGCTGCGCGAGATGGTGAAGGTGACGGCGGTTCAGCACCTGGAAGCGGCGGCGCCGACGATCAGGCTGGTGGGCGACCTCGAAGTGATCGGCAACATCACCAGCACCGGCACCATCAAGAACAACGGTAAAGACATCGGTAGCACCCATAAGCACGGCGGGGTCACTGCCGGTAGTGGAAACTCAGGAGTGCCGATCTGATGGCCGATGCCGCAATGGTAATGACCGAAAACGGCGGACAGCTGGTGTTGTCGGGCTTCGATTTGGCGCGTGATGAAGGCCTGGAGACGGCAGTCATCATCAGCCTCTTCACCGATCGCCGAGCCAGCGCTGAGCAGATGCCCGTGGAGCTGCCGCAGGATGATCTGCGTGGTTACTGGGGTGACATCAGTAATGCGACGCCGTCGGACCAGACCGGGTCGCTGCTCTGGCTGCTGGCGCGAGAGAAACAACTTCCACAGATCCTTGGGCGCGCTCAGCAGTATTGCCGGGAGGCGCTGGCCTGGATGGTGGAGGACCTGGTAGCGACTCGCGTTGAGGTGACGGCGGAGTTCGTTGCCCAAGGCTGGATGTTGATTCTCGTCGATATTTTCCGGCCGACCGGTTCGCCGGTTCGCTATCGCTTCAATTACGAATGGGCGGCTCAAGCCGCGAAGAGGCCTGCCTGATGCCATTTGCTCGACCAACACTAACCGAGCTCATCGACCGCGTGATCACCGACATCAGCAGTCGGGTGACCGGCGTCGACAGTGCGGTGCTTCGGCGATCGCTGCTTGGGGTCATCGGCCACTCCGAAGCCGGTGCTGTGCATATGCTGTACGGCCACCTGGACTGGATTGCCAAACAGTCGATTATCGACACAGCCGATACGGAATATCTCGAACGTTGGGCTGCCATCTGGAAAGTCGTTCGCAAAACTGCCGGCTTTGCCAGTGGGCAGGTTACCTACTCCGGTACTGCCGGTTCAATCATTCTCGATGGGACTATTGTGCAGCGCCAAGACGGCGTCCAGTACAAGGTGCTCGGTGACGCCGTATTTGGCGGCGGGCCATTGGTAGTGCCGGTTCTGGCGCTGGAGGCGGGTGACTCGGGAAATTTTGGTTCTGGGTTGCCGATCTTTCTGTTGTCACCGATCGCTGGCGTCCAGTCGACAGGGACAACAGCAACCAAGATCGAGGGCGGTGTCGACACGGAGCCAGATCAACGGTTGTTGGCCAGGCTGCTGGCGCGAATTCAGCAGCCACCGCACGGCGGCGCAGATTTCGATTACCAAATGTGGGCTTTGGAAGTGCCCGGCGTCACTCGGGTTTGGGTGTATCCGCGCCAGATGGGCGCCGGCACTGTAACAGTCCTGTTCGTCTGTGATGACCTTCCGGACATCATTCCAACACCTGCCAAGGTGGCCGAGGTCCAGGCCTATATCGACGCCCGCGCGCCGGTGACTGCCGAGGTCTTTGTCGCAGCGCCAATCGCCGATTCCTTGAACCTGACGATCAAGCTCGCCCCGAACACCACAACCGTTCAAAACGCCGTCCGCGCGGAATTGGCGGATCTGATCGACCGCGATTCCGCCCCTGGAGGGACGATCCTGATCAGTCGCCTACGCGAAGCCGTGTCGCTGGCCGCCGGAGAGAATAACAACCAGATCGTCACACCAACTGCTGACGTGGCGCACGCCACCGGCCACATGCCAATTCTAGGCACCCTTATTTTCTCCAGCTTCTAGGAGGCGCAATGTCGACAGCTGCTGAATACAGGGAGCAGCTCAAAGCGCTGCTTCCACCTGGACAGGCATTCCCCCGCGACCCTGGTACCACACTTCACGATCTTCTTGATGGGATGTCGATCGAGCTTGCGCGTGTCGATGATCGGGCCAGCGCGCTACCGCTTGAAGTGAATCCGAATACGACCTTGGAATTGCTCCCTGACTGGGAGCGCGTGGCGGGGCTTCCAGACAAATGTTCGGGCACCATTGAGGAAACTTTGCAGGGGCGGCGCAACGCTTTGCTTGCAAAACTCACGAGCACCGGGGGCCAATCGGCGGATTACTTCATTCAGCTTGCAGCATCCCTTGGCTACGCCGTCACGATCGAAGTGTTCCGCCCATTCCGTGTGGGCAGCTCCGTCGCAGGCGATGTATTGAGCAACGGCGACTGGGTCTTCGCCTGGCGTATTCACGCTCCGGACGTGACGGTGATTCCCTTTCGGGCCGGCCTGTCAGTGGCCGGTGAGCGTCTGCGTGTTTGGGGCAGCGATACTCTCGAGTGCAAGATCCGCCAGCTGTCGCCGGCGCATACCATCCCGATCTTCGCCTATGGCGATGCCACGCTCGACCTCAACTTCGTGCAGGATACCTATCGGTCAGGCGCCAATAGCACGACGTTCGCTGGCCTCATCACGTTCACGCGGAGCAGCGCAGGCACGTATTTTGATTCGGCCGGGGTGCTGCAGACTGCCGCCATCAATGCGCCTCGGTTTGATCACCACCCGGTAACGAAGGCGCCGCTTGGGTTGTTGATAGAGGGTGCCAGCACGAATTTAGCGCGGTACTCCGTATCGATGGATACGGCATGGACAAGAGGGGCGCTGGCCACTTGGACTGATGGGCAGGCTTTTGTTGATGGCAATCCTACAGCCGTGCTGGCTGAAGGTCTCGCCGGTACGACCTTATCTGGAGCAGGCACTACTTTATATAGAACTAACTTGTCAGTGACAGAGGGGCTTACATACACATACAGCGTCTTTGCCAAATTGAAAAACCCCAGTGCTACGGGACTCAGATTGCGAGTCCAGGGCACTCCATCCGGCACCAACTTCCAGGTGGATACGGCAATCACAACATCGGGTTGGGCCCGGGCCACGATCACCGTGACAATCCCCCCTGGCGATACGAGCGTTGCCATCCTGGCGGGAACTGCAGCTACTGGCTCGCCGATAGACGTTTACCTTGGCGGTGCGCAGCTTGAGCTTGGCTCGTTGGCGACAAGCTACATCGCCACAGCGTCAGTTCCGGTAACTCGAGCTGCCGATGTTGCAGCTGTGAACACGCTGACGCCGTGGTTCAGTCCGGCACGCGGCACTCTCTATGCAGAGGCGACAAACCGCGGCCCGTCAGGCACCACCATTGCGCAGTTAGGCACTATTTCTGATCGAATCCTGACGTCGGTAGCGCCGGCCGGGATCGCGGGATCCGGCGGATCGACGATTGTAGGTTCGGTGAACCAGGCGAGCATGCAGTCAGCTGTGGGTGCCCCCGGGCAGAAGGTCGCCTACGCCTACGCCACCGATGACTTCGCCTGCGCCGTTGGCGGCGTTCTGATCGGCACGGGCACGTCCGGTTCTCTGCCTGCCGTGTCATCGATGTTGCTTGGAAGTAATGGCGCATCGGTAACCAACTGCTACATCCGCCAGATCACCTACTCACC